GACTATTGTAATTCCTTGCTTCAATCTAATTGTATCAACCATTATTGGTGCAGTCTTTTGTGCAATAATATCGCTATCAAGTTCTATAACAACATTAACTTGTTTTGCCATTGCTGCTGCAAACATTTTTGCTTCATCATGACCCATTCCTAAATTAGCTGGTAAAGGTGTAACACTTGCTCCACTAGGTATGTTGACAAGTTCTGGTCCTGCTTCACCAATAACTGCTAATCCACCATTACCTACAATACCTCCATCTTTCATACCTCCAAAATTGACAGGCGGAACATGTGGAATATCTGGAACCATTGCAATAGAGTTGTATTTATCAATTATCTTATTTAATACGTTAATCATTTCGTTGATACCACTACCTATTCTGTCTTTAATAGAATTAAATAAGTTACTTATTGCATTCAAAAATCCACTGTTAATCCAATCAAATATAAATGTTTTTAATCCATTAAACAAACCTTTAACAATATTGATAATTCTTCCAATAGTATTTTCAAATATAAATTTAAGACCGTTCAATCCACTTCTAACAAAAGTAGCTAAGAAACCATCTCCACCTAAAAATTTTTGGAACTGAGATTTTAAGTTATTCCAAAATACTTTTACTTTATCAACAACACTAGCTATCCATTTTCCGAATCCATTGTTTACTATCCAAGTACCAAAAATAGAAGTTTTTTCTATTATCCAGTCATATCCTTTTGAAAAGAAATCTTTTACATTTTCCCACCATACAAGTAGTACATCTTTAAGATTATTGAATATACCTTTTGCACCTTCACTAAATTGTGCAAACTTTTCTTTTGCGTTAGTACCGAAGTTTTGAACACTTGTAACTAAGAAATCTAACGCACCTACTATCAAAGCAATTATTCCTTCAAATGCAAATTTGATTATGTTTTTGACTGCGGTAAATATAGTTGCAATAAGTGTACCAAGTAAAACGCCAAAACCTTTAGTAATACCTATTATTAATTCAAATAGTCCTTTAAATAATTGAACTAATCCATTTTTGAAAGTATCAAAATCACCTGTGAATAATGCAATAAACATCTTCACTACTCCCATTATTATATCAAATGCACCTTTGAATATTCCTATGACCGATTCTAATGCCATACGGGTTGCACGTATTATATCTTCTCCATACTTATTCCAAAAAATCAATATATTTTCTATTACTATTTTTATAAAACCGAGAATACTATCGAACACTTCAAAAAAAGTATCAAATATAAGTTTTAAGTTGGTTTGTGTTGCTGAAAGAAAACTGTCTCCGAAATCTTTGTATAATGTTTTAATTGTTTCTATAAAAAATACAACAACATCTTTGACTGCATCAAATCTAGATTTAAACTGTTCAAACACATCCATCAAGATTGGTCTAAACCTTTCAAATTGTTGTTTTCCAAAATCTATAAATTGTCTAATCATTGGAAACGCAGTATTAATCAAGAAATCTGTCAACTTTTGTATAGTAAATATTATTGCATTAGTTACATCAGTTACAGTAAAGTTAAATCCTTCGAATGCAGGAAACAAATCGCCGAAGTTTTCAATAAATGCAGTTGTCAATGCTGCAAATGATTGTCTTATTACAGGACTAATAATTTCAAACTGACCTTTAGTTACCATATATGCTTTAACTAATTTATTGTTTTCAGTACTGAAACTACCAAATGCCTCTGTATAAGATTGTACAAATGCAGAGAAATCTAATCTTCCTGTAAATAATTGTAAGTAAAGACCTAACCTTGTAATCAATTCTGGCAAACTGTTTCCTTGTTCTTGAAGTTTTTTAGTAAATTCTTCAATAATTGGAATTACAAATGGTTTTAATGCATCACCTACTTGAATAGTTAATGTTTTATATGCTGACATCATTTGGTTGAGTTTAAATTGTAAAGTTTCAGACTGCGCATCAAATGCTTCGGTAGCAACACCTGTACTGTCACGCATTTCATCCATAATCATTCGGTTGTCTTCATAGTTAGAACCAACTAATGCAAGTACACCCCTTAATGCCCTCAAGTTAGGGAAAGCTTCTGCCATTGCTGAAGTGTTACCATCGAAAGCTTTTTGAACTAACGTTAAAACACCAAGCAAATCTAACTTTCCTGTTGCTAATGAATCTCGCAATATTTCAGATGAAAGACCTACAGATTCAAGTGCTTCGCCTGCTCTACCAGTTGGTTTCAATAACTGTGACATAGTAGCACGCAAAGCAGTTGCTGATTCTGCTGCTGACTGACCCAAACGAGTCATACCAGCAATTGCACCACCGACTTGGTCGAAACTGACACCCATTTGTGATGCGATTGGAATAACGTGACCTAAAACAGGTGCTAAAGATTGTGCTTCCAAGTTACCTAAACGAACTGTGTTAGCAAACATATCAGCTGCTTCAGTTGCATTTAAGTTTTCTTGTCCATATGCGTTTACTGCTGATACTACACCTTTTGCTATTTCTGATAGGTCTCCTAATCCAGCTGCACCTAATCTTGCAGTAGAGTTTAGGATTTCAATAGCGTTTGCACCTCTTGCACCTGCTGAGGTAATAAAGAACAAAGCTTTTCCAAGTTCTGTTGCTGACTGACCTGTTGCTGGTGCTATTTCTGCAATTGCATCTTTAAATGAATTTAATTGAACTGGGTCGAAAATACCTACCAAACCTTCAATCATTTGCATTGAACGTTCTAGGTCGGCAGATGCTTTTAAGGATTGTGCACCAACGATTGTTAATGCACCAGCTAATGCTCCTGTGGCTTGAGTAGCCATTCGCATAATAGAGCTTATGCCTTTGCCAGCACTACGCAATGAACGCTTTAAGCCTGTATCTAGTTCCCTTCCAAACCTGTCAAAATCAGGAACTATCTGTATTGCTGCTTCTGCTATTGCTGGCACTGTATAACCTCTTTAATTCATCAGGAGACATTTCTGACACAATTTGTGGTCGTTGTCTACCTTGAGCTTGCGCTATTTTGTTTCTAGCGTCTTCTCTTGCTCGTTCATCTGAGTTCATTTGGTAAACAAACGCAGAACCTTCGCAATAAGAAAGACCTTTAACTAAAGAAATAAATTTTCTAAAGCTAAGCTCTAGTGGGTTTTCTATATTATAGAATCTTTGAAAGTCAGTTTCTATTTCTACCCAGTTTTCTAATATATCAGTATTTTTAATACCTTTATTATCAGATGCTGGGTCTAGTCTTTTCCCACTTCTACCTCAGGTGCTCCAGCATAAATGCCGAACAACCAAGATGCAACTTCATTAAGTGTATTCAAATCCATGCTATCAACAAGTTCGTCGTGGTGTTTACCTAGTACCATTTCTAAAAACGGTATTGTGGCTTCTACACTACTTTCTCCAACTTGGTTTAAAGAATCGCCATGATTAGAAATAAAGTCTAATATAAGCTTTGCAGGTAACTTGCCCGGAAACTCATAATCTTTTCCGTCAATTTTAGCAGTTATCTGTTCTTCTTTAGCAGAATGAAATTCCCTAAATTGTGCCATTGTATCCCCTCTCTACTCTAAGCTCTTAGAGCTCGTCGTCTTTTACTATAAATGGTGTATTGCCGTCAGTTGTAACTAACGCGTGAATCTCTACCATCAAAGTTGCTTTTGTAGGTGCTTTTGCATAGCTGATTGATTGAGTTCCAGCAAGCACTCCAACAGGAACATGATAATCTCTGTTCTTTCCTTCTGATGCTGCTGTAGCTGAACCTGCGCTTGCTCTAAGCAAGAAAGCAAATTTTGTTAAATGGTCTAACGCATTATTTGCAGTTGGAGTAAAAGTTGTAACGTCTGTAGCTGAAGCTGTTGAGCCTGCTCCACCTGTTACATAATCCAAGTTAGCCATTGTTGATTGTGATAATTCACCTGTTATTCTAACTGACCTATCTGAAACTTTAATATCAATTGGGTCTATTGATTGAGCAACTCTAAGTTCCTCAACTGTGTGTTCGATTTCAAAAATGAAACCTTCTTCTGAGTAGCCTAAATCTGTCCAATCTACTGCTGGTGCTGCTGTGACAGTTGGGTATGTAGTACCTACTGGTGCAACATACAAAGTAGCTGGTCCGATTTTAACGGCTGATGCTGATTTTGACATTGTCTATCTAATCTCCTATATATAATTTACTAATCTTTGTCCTTGTCGGACTTTTCCTCAACTTGTTCCTTCTTGACAGGTTTTGGTTGAGATTGTTCTTTGTAAACAACAAATTTGTTTATACCCGCATACATAGTATTAACGAGTACATTTCCATCTTTGTCATCTACTTCAATGACATCGTCAACAGAGTACATCTTTTCGTCGATTTCGACTAATTTTAGACCTGTTGCCTTATTCAATTTTATTTTCATTTATTCTCCTCGCATCGTTATTAGCGCGTCGAGAGTGTAACGAGCATAACCCGTATCACCTTCCTCTATTCTACCACTACTCAATAATTGTGTACCGATAATTACGCCATAACCTGTAACTGCTATTTCTGTAATAGCTTGTATTTCTTCTTGTACTTTTAAAATTAAGTTGTCTGCTGTTGCGTAATCTGGAGCAAATCCTCTAGTGTTACCTCTACCAGCGAATGCATCGAATTGAATTAAACTTTCGCTTATATGTGCTGCTGGTTGTGGTGCTTCTCCTATACCTCCACCAATTAATTGAATTACTAGAAATGGAAATACAGGTTCTGCTGGCAATCTAGTTGCTACTCTACCACTAACTAAAGAATTAATGACTGAGTTACTTTTTGCCCACTGTACCATTACTTTTTCTGGACTAGGTAAAGCCATTATAATCTACCTATCTGCATCTTTTTCATACCTTTTATCATAGCAGGTCTGATATATGGCTGTGCTTTTTGTCCAGCACTAGCACCATGCTTATAATCTAAGGGTTTCTGAATAAATCCAGCAAATATTCCACCTTTAACAGTATAAGAAGCTCTACCTCTAGCACCTGTACCATATTCTACATAAGCTGCATACGGTGCAGTTGCACTTAAGTCAATACTTATTGGTACTTTTACACCGCCAGTTCCTTTTTTTGTTCTTGCTGCATTTGGTCCGATAATTACTCTACCTTTTATTGAAGCTCTTAAATCACCTGTATCTACAGGAACGAGTCTTTTAGCTTCATTTTCCATATATTCTGCGGCTGCTTTAAATGGTGGTGTCAATGATTTAATCATTTCTTGAGGAAATTCTTTTGTCAAACGAACATATTTAACTTTTCCAGTTGCTCTAACTGAAAACATGTTTTTTCTTGCCATTATGTAATCCTTAACAATTTAATTAATTTATGATGAAAACCTGTTCCACCTACTACATCTTCTACGTCTAATACATCAAAATCATAAGTTACTGAATTGTAAACCCATTGAACTCTATCTTTTCTATTAATATCTGTTCCAACTGCAAGCCACATACGCCATTCTTCGTATTGAGTATATTGCAAAACATCTTCATCATCAATATCAAGTTTTCCATCAACTCTTTCTAATCTGGCTTTTACTGAACTTGATGAAGCTGCAAATGCTTGACTTGGATTACCATAATCGTCATAACTAGCAACTGCGCCTTGTCTAAGTATTGTTATTGTCTGGTCTAAGTATTTGCTAGGAATACCCATTATTCCCCCTTATACGAAAAACGAAGTCTTATACTTTGATAAAATTACCCTATCATTTTTGGTCAGTATCTCTTCGTCACTCATGTTCAAATCAGGTATTGAGCCATATTCTACAGTATAACTACCGATTGTTTCTCTCTGAACCATGTTAAAACTACCGCCATTACTTGAATCTGCTAAATGAGTTTTTATTTCACCTGCACCTTGCTGTCCTGATATTTGTAAAGTTTTTAAAAACATTCTTGCTACTGCTCTTGCCGAAGTAAATTTTATATCGTCTGGCATATTATTAAGTGTATAACCTGCATTATAAGTAACAACAATATTTTGTCTTTTTGCATCAGACCAACGTACACCTACTCTATGAACAATTCCATTAGTGTAAAATACATAATCTTCTTCGTTTCCTTGAGTTAATGCTGTACCATCTTCAGTAACAGAAGTAACAGATACTATTGGTAAATGAGTTAAGAAAATATCATATTCTTTATCTCTACCATCAAAGGTTTCGCTAATACTTGTTGCGTATTCTAAATCGTAACCAACAAAGTTTTTGATTATTTCATCTACATAAGGAATATATCGTTCTGTTAATTGGGTTGCATCTTCTGATGCTAAATTCATTCCTAAAAATGCTTCAACGTCTGAACTTGTACATAATGCCATACTTCTATATTACCTTTTCTTTCTATTTAAAAATTTTATTCTTTCATTGCTTTTAAGAACCATGCACAACAATAAGCCATCATTACTGTAATAACTATTTCAAATAAAGTTAATGTCATTCTTCTTCCTCTGGTGCTGTGTAAAAACATATCTTCAATGAGTTGGAACAGTTGTTTAATGGCTGGTCACACATCCATTGATTACTTGATATGTGTCTTAATTTATTAGTGCATATATCACACTTAGGTATTTTGGGTTTTCTTGGCAAGTTGCCTCCTATGATTTAGGTAATCCGTCAGTACCCAAACCAAATTCGTCTAGGTACTTAACAGGAATTGATTCACCTTCTGCATGAATTAATAAACCTCTATTAGGTTTTTTTTCTTGCAAATGATATTCACCAGTGTAACTATCTACCCAAATATTAATTTGGATTTCAACAGTTTCCATAATCTAACTATTTAGATTTATTTTCTGCTGGTTTTTTTGCTTTTGTTTTAGGTGCTTCTTTAACGGATTTTGGTTTTTCAAATACGCCCCAAGAATCAACAACATCTTGTGGATATTCCATACCAGCTTTTCCTACTTTAGCGCAGGAACTCCATGGACAATCTATATGGTCACCCATCCAGTACTTACCGTTTTTTTCAAACACATCTTTTTCTAATTTAATCATAATACTCCTAATTATACAGAAAGAGCCACGCTATTCACGTGGCTCTAACTAATTGTTTTTTACAAAAATACTAACTATTAAAAGTTTGTAATCTTTGTGAAAGCTGCTTCTCTGTAAACAGGGAAACCAAGTCTCATTTGAGCTCTTAGCATTAGCTTGCCTTTTGTAAAGAAGTCATCATGTGAATCGCTAACAGCAATATCAACACCATCTCTCATTACGATATGAGCAGCTACACCGCCACCGAACTTACCAACAAGAACAGTACCTTCAGCGATTGCAGTTGTAGGAACAACTGGTAATCCCCAAATGTTAGCAGGTACACCTGAAGCCATTCCACCTAATTGTACGAACAATGGGGAGGTTTCTGTGTAACCAGCACTTGAAGTACCGGCAAAATCAGAAGCAACAGATGTTACTACCTGATTCCAGTCATTAGGATGCATAATTATTGCATCTGGCTCTAAGAAAGAGTTTGCTCTAATGTCTGTGATTGCTTGATAGATTGCACCAACTCTACCGAGAGTTCCTGCATAGCTTGAAAAGTCAATTGCGTTAACATTTGTTTTTCCAGCATCTAGGATACCTTCGATATTTGGAGCAGTACCATCACCTGAGAGAAGTTGAGAATCTAATCTCAATCTAAGCATTAATCTTAATCTTGTGTCAACATATCCTCTTAAAGCTGATACGTCACCAAGAAGTTCATCAGTTACTGGCAAAGAAATAGCAAACTTTCTGATAGACTCTGTGGTCTCTGTGAAAGCAAGTGCTGCTTCTCCATATGCGCCACCTTCTGCTGCTTCCGCTGCATTGTTTGTGAAAGTTGATTCTTTCAAATATGGGTACGCATTTTGGTTTGTTGTTATAACTGAAAATAAACCGATTACGGACTCTGGGTCACGTAAATCTGTTTCAATTATGCCGGGCGCTCTTAAGGACTCTGGTGGATAACCAGTAGTTGTAAGAAGTGTTTTCATTTCGAAAGCACTCATGTTGATTCTTGCATCAACACCTTTGAGACCCTTCTCATGGTAAGCGGCTAGAACGTCAGACTCAGCGAATTGTTCACCGATTGATTTTTTTTCAACTGGTGCTCCAGCTTGTGCTGGAATTATGCTGTCTACAGGAGCTTCTAAACTCTCTAGTGCTTTTTCGTTTCTGGCTTTTTCAGCTTCTAAATTTTCGAGTTCACTAACTTTCTCTACTAAGTCATTAAGACCTTTGGTTCTGTCAGCAATATCGGTTTTTTTATCAGCGTCTAGGTCAGCAACGTCAGCGCTGTTGAACATTTCGGAAAGTTCTTTACGTTCTTTCGCGACTTGTTCTTTAAGTTCGTTTAATTTACTCACTTGTATTATCTCCGTCTATTACGCTATCTTGTATGTCTACACCAAGAGCCCTAGCTACGGCTGCTTGGCTGTTTAGAAATAACTCGTTGAAAGCATTATCAGAACTAACATTATCGATTTGTTGCTCTAAGTTTTCAGCAACTTCTAGTACTGCTTCTTCTACTGCTAATGGTTTCTCATCAACAATTTCTGTAGCTTCAGCGACAGGTTCTGTCACTTCTTCTTGTACTGCATCTACAACTGTTTCAGCTGTGTCAACTACTTCGACTTCTGCTTCAGGGATTTCAGCTTCATTGTCAACGGCTGGAAGAACATCCTCGTTTAACAAATCATCTAAATCTCTGAAAGTATCTTCAAGTATATTAGCTACTTGAGCAACCCCTTCTGAGGCAGACTTTCCGAGTTTTTTATTTTTTTCAGCACGTAATTGCGCTAGACCTATTACGCGTTGTTTGAACAATGTTATATCTTCTATTAAAGAATTAACATGTTCGACGAATGTACGGCTCATGACCGTCGATTCGATTTGGTTGTCAGAGTTATTCAAACTTTTTTCATCATCATGCCATCCATCTTCTTCCATTTCTGGTTTTGGTTTATCCATATCTTCTGGACCTTCCATCTCCATAAATTTAGGGTCAATTAGGTAGTCACGATATTTATTTGCTTTTCCAGCAATCATTTTCATACCATCAACCCACCAACTTGGTAGTGGTGCGTTAATATCTTTCGGTAAAGCTTTCATCATATCTTTCAAGTCTTCGGCTATTGTTCCGATTGCTTGTTGAACAGTATGAACAGGTGTATGACCTTTTTCTTGTACTGTTTCTGATGAACTATCTTCAACAATCTCTACTGGAGTTCCACTTTCTTTTTCACTTATCATTTCTTCTAAGTCCTCTTTCTGTATTTCGTTTTTTATTTCACCTTCTTCATTAATAACAGCATTCTTAACTGCTAAAGTATATGTTTCTCGGTTTGCACCGACTAACACAGGAGAAACTTCGAAAACGCTTAAGCTTTTAAGATAACGAACATCTTTCTCTGTTCCATCTTTTTCTTTAAATTCACCACGTTCAGAATCATTTACTTCATAACCGAATGACCATTGTTGTAAGTCACCCATATTTTTAACAAGTTTATAAGCTTCTTGTCCTGATTCTGTGTCCATGAAAAAATGACCCTGAAAAATAGCTTTTGAACCATCATCTACAATGTGTCCTTTACCTATTGGTTGTTTCCAATCATGTGACCATACCATTGGTACTAAATCTGATTTAGGGAAACCTGATTTTACAGCTCCCTTGACAACAACATCGTTGTCACTATCTACTACGTCGAAAACTGAGAATACTGCCTCTACGTTTCCTTCTTCATCATTGTTAAGATGAAATTTTGCATTTTTCTGTTCTTCCATAACCGTCCTTAAATAAAAAGCGTTTCATTACTAAATTTACCAAAAAACTGAAACTAAGTTGCCGAAAGTCAATACTTTTTTTAATCTTTGTTTAATGGCTTGCCTCGCACGCGAGGATATTTGAGTGGTTTATGATTATTGCAGTAGTCAGATTTGTTATATTTAGAAACAATAGTTACGCAAGAATTGTTTTTACAAGTTCTTTCATCACTATACGTTTTACTTTTTTTAGGCAATCTACCTAAGTTATATGCATTAATATATCTACTCATTTACAAGATTTATTATAGTTCAGAATAAATTTCTGTGCAACGACAATTTGCTCTATTCGCTCCTGAACCGTCACCCGGATACATAATCGATTCACCATTAACTACGTATCGTTCATCTAGTTTTCTTTTCTGACCATCAGCATTTGAATGCCAATCTCTTGTATAAGGGTCTTGAATTGTTTGCCAAGTTTTTATTTTTACTTTTTGAGATAATATTGCACCTTGCTGTTGAGCAAAAGAAGAAAGACTTCGTACTTCTGTTCTAGCTATCAAACCTGCTCTTGATAATTCTTTTTCTCCAAGTTGTTTTTCTACTGCTTTTACTAAATCAATGTAATCTGTTCCACCTTCTGCTGCTTTTCTAAAAAGTAGATTTAATTTTCTTGTCTGTGTTTCACCTAATTGATTAAACAAAGTATTAAGTTTTTCATCTACCATTTGAATAGCTTGTCTGTTATACAACAATCTGGTAGGTGTGTTAGCACTAATAACTGGTGCTTCTGTTCTATTAGGATAAAAACCTCTGTTTATTATTTCTCTACGCGTTTGTTTCTTTTCATACTTAGCTACTTTGGTTGGTTGCCATTTTCCATAACCTTTTTCTGGAGTAAAAATATCAAGTATTCTTGAACCAAAATCAATTACTAATGAGTAACCTACTTCTTTGAATCTTGCTACCGAGATTTTTTTTGTCATTGCAATTTCAGAACTTATTTTTGGAAGTGCTGATGACATTGTAGAAGACGACTTCATTGCAACAAGGATTCGTCTACGTTCATCTGATAACACTTTTCTGTACTCGTCAGTAAAGTAACTTATCCAAGCTTTTTGTAGATTTTCATATTCTTTTAAATAAAGTTGTTTAGTTTCGTAATTATTTAATTTTTTTTTTGAAGTCCAGTTATCAATAATTCTAAGAGATGAAATATATCTTGCTACACGTCTGTCTGTTCTTTTGTGGTCGCCATCGACTTGAGCATATACACGCATAATAGCTACTGGTTTATCATCACTAGCAACATATTTTTCATTACCTATTGATATTGTTCCTGAGGTTCTAACTTGTTCAACTATACCATGAACAACTGACGGTGGGTCTGGGTCTTTTGGTATAGACCAGCTAACATAATCTCCTACTTCAACATTGTCAGCTTTAGTTTCAGAATCTGCATTACGAGCAAATTCAGCGTCTTTTTTTGGTTTTTTTGGGTGTCCTGTTGGTAACAAATCTAAATCAAATGGACTTCTAGGAAATTTACCATTTACACCTTTAAGCCAAGCATTAACTCTGGCTATTCCCCATTGACGAGAACTTGTAACTGTTCCACGAACTGATGAAGGGTTTGTATTGTAAGCTCCTACTCCTCTTCTATATACTGCTTCGAGTTGACGCATGTTTACTTTATATTTAGAAGTTTTATTATGTTGTATCATTTTTGCACGTAAGATTCTTAAAACTGAATCTTGCACTCTAAACGGTCTTGGTGCTTTTGTGTTATTTTTTATTTCTGTCATCGATTTTTTTCATTGCTTCTCTGACAATAGCTTTCATTTCTGTTGCACCTATTGGAAGTAGACCTCCCCATTTCATTGCTGCTATAACACCTTTGATACGTCTGTCTTTACCATGTCTACCCATGTAAAGTTCACGTCTTCTAACCCAAGCTAATACAGCTGTGCTTCTATCGCCTTGTCTATATTTTGTCCATAATCTAAATGCGTCATTACCTGTAAATGCAGTTGGAGGATTACCGCCAGTTCCTGCACTTCTCCATAAAGTTGGGTATTCATCTTTCATCTTTTGAACAAATGCGTGGTCTGGAAATACTTTGTGTTTTGAGTTGCTAAGTCTGATTGCTAAGTTGTCTCCTCTTTCTGGAAAGTTAGTAATATCATCTTTGTCTAATTTAGGTCCTCCTGCATTACGAGTTGCAGGGTCTCCCGGCTTTTTAGCTTCCATTGCTAATATCTCTACTTCTTGTGCAAATTCATCCATCACTGTTTTAACAAACTCCTCATTAATTTCAATTGTCTTGCTATATTCTATATTATCAGAAACTTCTGGCTTATCTTGTGTCATTCTTTCATATACTTCGTGCGTTGAGCAAGGCATATATAAAATGTTTCCATCATGGTCGTGAGTATGTGACCCTTCACAACCTATTTGTTCAGCTCTGGTTTCTGCTTCTGCTTGTGTTTCAAAAACGTCAACATCGGCTTTTTGTTTTTTATTACCTTCTATTCTTTTTAAAAAGTTATCAGCTTCTTTTCTTGTTGGGAAACATCTAATTACTTTTCCAGTATCGTGTCCTATAACACAAAATGCTCCATTAGGCATTTCAGCAACATACTTTTCACCTAAACCAAGTCTTGTTGGGGTTGGAATTGGTACATCTGTTCTAATTGCTTCAGTAGGAAAACTGACTGTACTTAATAAATCTTTTTGTTCCTTATTTTTTCCGAAAGCATCAAGAACTTCTATTGTTTCTTTTGGTTCTTGGTCGTCAACTATCAAAGCTTCTGTTTCATCTAACATTTGGTCTTGATAAGGTTGTGGTTCTTCACCTGTATTATCTGGACCTGAGTATGTATTATCATATTCATTATCGTTTGATGAGAGTTGTTCCCATTGCAAAGAACGCAAATATATATTATGAGATTCATCAGTAGGTAATCCGACAGCTTGTCTTGCTTCTGCAAGTGAAACCCAACCACCTTTAACACCTACATCCATAGATTTAATAAGTTCTGCTCTGTCTTCTGCAAGTGATTTAACTGATGTAGTATCATACCTTAAAATCAAGTTATCATTATCTGTAAAATCTTGTTTTAATATTTGATAACTTAATTCACCAGCAACTATTCTCCACAAAGGTACTAATTTGTTTTCTGTAAAAAATTCACGTAAACTTCTAGCGTTTGAATATGTTGCCGATTCTAGTCCAGCACCGAGACCGGCGAGAATCGCTGGGACACCTAAAACTGCTGATATTCTTTCTTCAGGAACACGTCTTAGTTCATTAAGATTTAATTGTTCTGGCGAGAAAGATACAACATCAACATCCATTGGTCCAGACAATACCATTGGCGCACCTCTATTTGCTCCACCAAATTTTGTTTTGTATGCTTCTGATATTTGGTCAGCTTGTTCTTTTGTTGGACCACCAAAAATATCATCTCCGCCTTTAGGGGAAAGAATTACTCCGGGCACACCCATATTAGTTAACAATGCAGTTGCAAATTGACCTGCTGCTTCATCGCCAACTATTTCTCTTAATACATTTTTAAGTGGTGCTCTACCTCGTCTGTGGTCATGAGGGTCAACATTTAACCTAACATGTATCATATCTTCACGTTTGATTACTACTTTTCCATCTGGAAGTTCATAATCGTAATGAGTAATAAGTTTTTTTGTATTACCACGTGGCGTTATCAAATGAGGCATAATTGGGTGCAATTCTACAACTCTACCTGCTTCACTTCTACGTTTAAAAATATATGCATCTCCATTAGCATGTAACGAATACATTAAATAAGAATTTAATAATTCACCGCTCATGTAAGGATTCGGTCTTCTAAATAATTTAGCTACTGGGTGGTTATGAACTATTTCATATTGATTTGTGTCTGTGTCCATTTCATAAACTTCTAAATATGCTTCAGAGAAAGAAGTAGACAAAACTTCTAAACAAGCAACTACAGCTGAGTTACCAGTTCCATCTCCAACATCATTTGTATCTGGAAAATAACCTGCATTGGTATTGTATCCATAAACTGGTCCATTAAGATTGATTCTGTCTGGGTCTAAATTTATGTCACGCTTAACACCGACGTTGTAACGTTCAGGTGGTCTATTTAAAAAATCTAATGCTCTTTGAAATCTATTTTTATTATCTGCCATTTAGTATGCACCCCAAGATGCTATTTTTTTATATCTTTCAAGCCCAAAGTTACAATGCCACCAAGCCATAACTAAATCGTCGTGCTCTCCTACACCTTCAAGCTTATCGTTCTTCCAACCGAAAGCTTCCGCTTCATTTAAAAAAGCTTTCACATTATCTATATTACGCGATTTTGGATTATATGGTATCCTCCAGACCTTTCTTTCTAAATCCATTAATAACCCCGGCACACCTGATTGTAAATCTTTTTTACCTCCAGCTCTATGTCTCATTATAGGTAAAGCAGTTTTTTGTTCAAGATACTGAGCCCAAATCATCTGAGCAGAGTCAGATTCAATTACTATCAAGTCTTCATGGTATCTTTCATTGTGATGTTCTATTAGTTTACATTGCTGTTCAAAGGATAACTTTTGCCATCTATCTATATCTAATATTGTTTTTAATCCTGTTTCTGTATCATACATACAAGTAACTTTTGCTAAGTAGTCACCACCAGACTTTTCAGACCAAGCTAAGTCCCAACCACTTACTACCCAAATATTTTGTCCACCTTGATAATCTTTGTTGTAGTGTTCTAGCAAATATCCATTGTCATCAAGATTAGGTTCCATTACTGAATACGGAAATAAAGACGAACTTGCTGCTCTGGGTTTTGTTCTGTATTCTCGGTCAAACATTATTGACCCAACTTCTTTTTCTTTTGCAGTTAAACATTCTAATGATTTATCACAAGATTCACAAGGTAAATCAAATCTAACAGATTCTCTTAATTCAGGTTCTGTTTCTTGAACTTTTTCAACGCATTCTTTTTTTGCTATAAAAGACCAACGACCGTCCCATAACGATGCTTTACCACCGCCATAATCAAATGGTTTTAAATCGTCAGGTCTAAAACCAAGACGGTTCTTCTTATTTTCGCTTTCGATTTTGATTTGTCCTTCTCTATTACAAATACTATACCACCATTTTCTTTAGTTGAAAAGTATTCTGGTGTATCGTCTTCTATTATACCAACATCTTGTAATGCGTCAGCAACATAGTGCCATAACGGATGAACAAAGTTTTGCCAATCTCTACGTCTATTTACATCAAATATTAACCGTGCTTCAGCAGTAACATGTTGTGCTTTAGGCAAGTCTTCTAAAAGTTCGTACAAATGTGTTTTCCATTTTTTCTTTAAACCACTTTTCCAAACATGTTTCCAACCATCATATTTGTTTTTTGACGGTGGCAGAAACGGAATTTCTATTTCATATCTTGCCATATACTCTTTATTCTAGGGTAAAGAGTTAAGGTATGCAATTAACTATCGTCTAAATCTTCTTAAACAGTCTCGTTTTAAAGCTTTTTACCGATAATCAGTTCCCAAATTTCATTTTCTTTCATTTTCTGTGCTTTTTCTAATTCAACATCAGAACGATAACTACCGAATTGTAATTTGTTTTCTCTAATCCAAATATACGGTTTTCCGGCAGGGTCTTGAAAGAATTGTCCATAATGTTTTGCATCTTTTCTAGTTAAATTAGAACGATGACTTGCGTGCATTGGTTCAAATCCCCACCAAGCAGGATAATCAACATTCTTACCTTGTTTTGCATATCCTATCATCTTTGCTTTCAGTTCATCTTTTTGATTTGACTTGATACCACGTTTGTTAGCTTCTTGTTCCATCATCAATCCATAATAAGCTAGCTTATATTCGTGGTCATGCCACTGAACTACTGCTGGGTGGTTCTGCCAAGCTTTTGTTGGATATTCTTTGTCAATTACTCGCAATATCTGTACTGTTTCTAATACTTGTTTATTTAAACGTGCATTATCAAGTACTTTTGCTGATTTAATAACATTCGCATACGGTACAAATGTATTCATTCTTCCTCCTCTATGTTTATCTCTTCTATCATTATCTTAACTATTTGACCATCTTTAAGGTATTGAAATAATCTAGCTTTTTTTCCTTCTATAGTCATGGTTTTTTTCAAAAATTTACCTTCTTGAAATAAAATACGCATACCTGTTATTTCTAACTGTCTTGCTTGATGACGGAATATATTCATTTCTTCTCCGATTTCTTCGTAAGTTCTAAATACTTCATCATCGAATCCATATCTCATAGAAATAGGTATTACATACTTTTGGTCTAAATTAGTTTCATTAATTCTTTCTTCTATAAGTTTTTTATACCATCTCGCTTTGTAATTTTGTAAATACTTCATCATATACATCCATTCTTTATCCTCATGAGATTCAGAAATTTGTTTTTCACATTTAGTTACAGTTTTTTTATAGATAGGATATTTTTTAAATAACAAATCGTCTATATGTTCATAACTTAACATAAATGCACTACTTCAGAATATATTTCTTTTAACAACAATCCATCACTTTTAGGACTTGCATATTTCATGTCATATTTATCAATGTAATGGTCATAATATTCAAATCCATAATCATATCGCCACAAGTCTTCAAGTGATTGTCCACCATCTGTGTCCCAATACAAAGTTACATTACAGTTTTGTTCTAAACACCAATCGAATATTTCTTCAAGTATTTTCTGTCCTTCTTTTTTACCAACATATTCTTTTTTCATATAAATAGTTTGAATATGTAAAGCGTTCTGTTCAACGTCAGTACCTTCGTATATTTTCATAATGTCAAGTTGAAATTCTTGCAATACATTTTTGTATTTTTCAGATAATTGTTCTGTAAGTAAATCTGCCTGTTGTTCACTTATCATTTTTTTGTTGCATTTCAGCAAGAAATAAATTGTATTGTTCTTCTGAAAGATACTTAACTGCTGTATCAAGCTGTTTTCTAATATTTCTTACTGCCTTGTCCCATGCTTCAAAATTTAGTTTTGCAGATACGTTTCTAGCAAGTTCTTGCTTTTGTTTGTTTGTCAAACTATGTTCATCAATCAGACGAGTTATTTCATTTTCAATATGATTAATAACACTTCCCATGCATTCCTTTCCATTCAGCCATTATTCCTCCTCGGTATTATAT